GAAGATGATGTCAACCAATTGTTGCCATAACTGCAGCGTGGGATTTATGCTCGGGAGCAGCTGAGTCAATGCACGGACATAGCCCGCACTAGTCTCCTGCCAGAGTGCATATTCGAGGCCGGTAGTTGAGTCGGTTATCAGAGTGGTCGCCTTGAATTTGAAGCAAATACGACGCCAGAGGTACGCGTGATTGGTTTGCAACTCAATACGAATGTTCTCTTTTACGCCCCGCATGAAAGTTTCCGTGGAAGTTCTTGTAGCCGAGTCAATTTTCGTACCGCGTGGTCCTCCAGATTGGTAGTCGGCATTCCGGGCTGTCGCAATCCACCCAAAGGCCCAGTACCTTTCGTTCGAAGCGATGGTTGCACCGCCTGATGATCCAGACACATCTGCACCAAGTCGGGTCCAAGCCAACATATTATCTTGCTTCTTCGTCGTCGTGATATTCAAAACTCTTCGCCGCGAGAGTTTATTACTGGCCCGCCGGCGCGGGTAGGTGCGGCGCATGACGCGAGTTCGACCTGCACTCCGTCGACTCCGTCGACTGCGCAGTCGTCGCGTCCGCTTTACCATAGTACGACGTGGCATGGTGGGAGGTGTATGACACCTCCCATCCATTTCACGGTGGGGGTAGGGTGGTATTTATAGGGAAGGGGTGTCCCCGTCCCTGGGTTATAACATTAGTTTACCCAGGAGACTTGAGGGACATGCCAACATTTGCTTTTCATAGCAGATATGCCTTACTCACATATGCTCAGTGTGGACACGACCTTGACCCTTTCCGAATTGTTGAGCTCTTTGCAGTATTGTCTGCTGAGTGCATCATCGGACGGGAAGTTCACGAAGATGGCGGAATTCACTTACATGTTTTCGTCGATTTCGGACGGAAGCGTCGATTTCGAGATGCTCGCAAATTCGATGTGGATGATTACCACCCAAACATTGTACCTTCTCGCGGGAATCCGGGAGACGGTTGGGACTACGCAACTAAAGATGGCGATGTCATTGCTGGAGGGCTCGACCGCCCGGGGGGAGGGATCGAAGGAGCCGGAGCACAGTCAGAGCTACGAGGAGCAGTTCGCAACAGCCACGCTGCGTGGACTAGGATTGTGGCAGCAGAAGATCGAGAAGAATTTCTTGACTTATGCAAACAGCTTGCTCCAGAAAGGCTCGTCTGTTCTTGGTCATCCATTGTCAAATACGCGGACTGGCGATATGCTAGAGTATTGGCTCCTTATACCTCGCCAAGTGGACATTGGGAGCTTGGCGCAATGGCGGAGCTCAATGAATGGAGCGATCGAAACCTTGGAGTTGCTTGGCAAGAAGAGGTACTCGATTGGAGCCAAGATAGGCAACCTGACGACATTGAATCCAGATTGGGTGGAGGACCTGGATCTCAAGTGCTCTCAAAGAGAGCCCTCAATGTGGGAGGTAAGTTATCTTTCGCACAGCGGACCGCCCTCGAAGCCGGGCAGGCCCGGCGGCGGCCCGAGGGTTATACAGTGGAGAAGCATCCCTGTGCTGAGTTTATTTCTAGGGTATAGCTAACGACTTTGCCAAGGCCGCCGAAGAGGCATCATCGTCTACGGAGATACTCGATTGGGAAAGACTGTCTGGGCCAGATCTTTAGGCAGCCACATTTATTTTTGTGGCTTATATTCCGGAGCAGAGGCTATGCGGCATGATGAGGCAGATTTTGCGGTTTTCGATGATATGGGGGGCCTCAAATTTGTACCCCAGTACAAAAATTGGCTAGGATGTCAGTTTCAATTTCAGGTAAAGCAATTATATAGGGACCCTGTCATTATCACTTGGGGCAAGCCCACGATTTGGCTAGCCAATCACGACCCCCGTACGGAGGATGGTATCACGGACACAGATGTGAGATGGTTAGAGGGGAATTGCGATTTCGTGTATCTAGGAGACACTATCTTTCATGCCAGTACAGAGTAGCTTGCGGGGTGAATGTCAATGTATCGTCTGCGTCCCCGGTTGTACCCGTGTCGAAGATATCGATAATGTAGTAATCACCCATGCTCTTCCGGTTGACCGAAGAGAGATAGGGGGTACCCTTTCCTCCGCCTTGTTCGTCGTCGTTGTAAATGAGGTTCTTGTTCATTGGATGCCAACGCTTCACGTCTAGCATCTTTCCAACATCATTCCCTGTCGTGAGGCGCACTGTCTTATCGTACACAATTTCGGCTCGAGAGTTATCGGTTTTCGCGGTCATGAGCTCCGACCAGTCCACATTAACCTGACCCTTGAAGATGATGTCAACCAATTGTTGCCATAACTGCAGCGTGGGATTTATGCTCGGGAGCAGCTGAGTCAATGCACGGACATAGCCCGCACTAGTCTCCTGCCAGAGTGCATATTCGAGGCCG